GTAGAGTGCAAGAGAGCCTGTAGTGTGGAGTGGATTTTTCCAACGATGTAGCTTTTTATTAAGTAGCTACTGAAACTGTAGGAGCGACAGCATCGACTTTATTCTGCAAATGAGCTTCTTTTGCTTCTGCAGACTTAATGTGTAAAACAATCTTTTTTACTTCGTCGTCTATCCTCACCATATCAAGAGTATATCTACCCTCGTTAAGATGTTCTTGCTCCCATTTGAGATCCAGAGATTTTTTCTTGTTGTAAAGATCCTGGATGTGTGGTTGCATCGTCATATATAACTTCCTCATAAGTTATTCTATATTTGTCAGAGGCATATACCTTTTCTCCGACATATTCCCATTTTATAACATTTTCTCCTAGTTTGTCAACTATGGCCTGTTCAAGGGAAATAGGATCATCATTAGATGATACTTCAAATTTTGCGTAATGATCGTAAGCGAATATTGTAATTGTAAATTTTTTCATGGATTTGCTATCTTACTTTCTAAATGAGGCGGAACTATGTCCGCCTCAAATATTTTAATTAGTGATTAAACACCTTCAACACCGAAGATACCTCTATAGTCAGAAACTCCAAAAGAGTATCTTTCTCTAGCTTTGTATCTTACGTTACCAGTATCAAAGTCACCTTCCATAGCCGTTTTAATTGGGCTTCTGTCAAAGTACTTCATACCATTTGGCACGTCAGTAATGATGTAGAACGCATCTGGGTCAGTTAAGAAATTGTTCACTCTATAACCTTGAGGAACCATTCCCATTGACGCAATAGCGTTAATGTCATTATCTGCAGTTCCAGTTCTACCTTGAGACTTCATAAGTCTTTCAGCGTTAAACTGGTTTTCACTAGGTACAATCATTTTAACACCTCTTGCAGCAATTTTCAGACCTCTTTCGTCTGTCATTCCAGCAATGTCGATTAAAGATTGTTCTAATGATGTTTCGTTTAAGTCAGCTTGTACTGCTAAAGTATTAGCAACAGTCCCTGCAATTGTAGGGTGAGCTGTGTTAAATAAACTAACACCGTCACCTGAATTGAAGTTATTGTTAGTTGGTAAACCTTGAATTAAAGGTACCACTGACTTAACTTGTTTAGTGTTCGCCATAGATCTAGCAAGTGCTTTTGTGTATCTACTAGCAAGTCTGTCATACAGGTTATCCTCGATCGCTTCTTCAGTGATCGCGAATGCAAGTGCAACAGTCTCGTGAGTGTATCTAGCAGTAAAAGTCTCTTGAGCATTGTCAAAAGCTACGCCAGAACCCTCAGGTTTAACTGAAGCATTTGCGAAACCTGATAACATAACTTCTTCTTCAAACGCTCTGTCTGAAGATTCTGTTGTGTAGATTTCAGCATGCTGATTCTCATAACGTTTATATTCCAGGCCGAATAAAGCATTCAAACCTGGCTCTAGTTCTTTAACTAGTTGTCCTCGTGATATCGCCATAGTTGTTCTCCTTTATTAGATACCTGCGGTTTGTTTCAAGAAGTGCTCGTTAATAGTAACGATTAAGTTCGTATTAGCTGAACCTAATTCATTATTATCCGGTTCTTTTGAAACACCGATTATTTTTAGTTGCGCAGCTCCCGCAGCCATTGTTCCAGAAATTTCAGTTTTTGAAACAAAGTTTGGAGAGGTGCCGGCTGTGTACGAAATATCTGCACAGTTACCAATATTGGTTTGCGCAGGTGTACCAGCACTTTGTATTTCAAACCTTTGATACGGATCATCAGATACAAAAGCAACAATATCTGTTGCAGTGTTGCCTGCATTTAAATGATTCGCATAAGTAGGTTTTTCAGTAGTTGCATCAGTAAAGAAAACACCAGTAAGTGATCCCAATAAAACATCAGACGCAGCTGCTACAGTAATTGTACCTGTATTAGCCATTTCAACTGGATCGTTGAAATAAATTGCGGCTGCAGATGCAGCAATGTTGTATTCAGATAAACCTTGGTTGTCTCTATTCTGTCCAACTTTTCCACTCGGTCTTAGACCGAATGCGCTATCTTGGTTAGCCATAGTTGTTGTCCTCCTTAGACATTTAAGTTTATCCGGCGGATGTTAGAAATTCTATAATTAGGATTTCTTAGTACCACCGAAGGTTACACGCGTTTGCCTATCAATATTGATCGGCATACTTGGGTGCTGTTCCTTCATAAGATCGTTATCTACTGCCTCAACGTTGTCTTGAGCTTGTTTTCTATAATACTCAGCACGTTGTTTTGCGATCTCTTCCGGTACCCTTGCCAGCACAAGGCCACCAACTCCGATCACTCCCTTGTATTTTCCGTCCTCTACAATTGGAAAATCAGAATCTGGATATTCATCAGATCTAACTAATTCGTATCCTGATCTTATTCTTCCTGCGATATTTTTAGTATCTTGGAAGCCTAAACTTTCTGATCTAATCCATCTATGTACAAAACCTGTTGGAGCAGGGGGTGCATCTAAAGATGATGGTGGAGTCCAAACTTTTGGTTTAGATTTTTTTTCTCTAGTTTGACTCGCACGCGAGGTTCTTTTGTCGTTATTATTTTCCATATGCTTATACCTCCTTCGTGATTTTTAATTGTTTCGCATATTCTTCAAGTGGCACACCTAATTTTTTTGCGATTGCTACTTGTGATGGTGTGAGCCTCACAGTTCTGCGACCAGTATTTGTACTTCGCTTCGCACTAGCTACTGTTTGTACGGGTTTGGTCGATCCTTCCCCTAAATTAGATCTATTTGTATCAAATTTGTGGGGGAATTCAAGTCTTATTCTTTTATCTATTTCAGAATAATACTCATCAGATTGTGGGTCATAACCCTCCTGTTCTGTCAACTTCTTATGTAGATCAAAAGCAGTATAAGTCATAGCCGTATCTTGTCCGAACCATTTATTCTTAGATGCCCAATCTTCGGCTCTAGGATCTGGTGTAGGGTCTGCTGTTTGTTGTTTATTTAAGTTGATCTCAGGTTTAGCTTGTTTTTCTCTATTGGCTTTAAACTCTTCTTGAGCAACTTTAGTTTCTTCAAGTTTAGCTTTTTTGTAACCCAATTCAGAAATAGCAGTTAAAGCTTCTGCTTCAGCTCCTAGATCATTTGCTTCCCTAGCTGCTGCAAGTTTAGCTTGAGCTGCTTGTACACCAGAAACAATACTGTCTTCTGTAGACTTCAGGAATCCAGGTTCAAGCTTGGAGATTTTTTTTTCAGCTTCTTCTTTTAATTTAATTTGCGCTCTTGCAAATTCAGCAGCATCATCTGCTTGTCTTTGTGCTTCTCTCCATTTATGAGTTAGTTTAGCTATTCTTCTTTGTACAGAATCACTGTACTGTTCTAATTCTTTTTCTTTCTCTTCTTTTGGTTCTTCTTTTGGCTCTTCTTTCTTTTC